TTACTTTCCCTGTGCCTTCAGCTTGTCGTAGGTCTGGTCTGCCTGAAGGGCTGCAGGGGTGAAGCTGTTGTTCTTCCACCACGCGACCAGCGCGGCCACGGTGGTGATACCAGCGGTGACCAGCTGCTCCACGGTCTGGCTCTCGATGGGCAGCACGGGCTTGCCAAGTGCAGACAGCACCTGATTGGTCAGGGCCAGCAGCAGGCAGGCGGTGCGGGCAATGGTGCCTGCGGAGATGGTGGGTGCGTTGTAGGTGTGTGCGTTCATGGTTAGTTCCTTTCTCTTTCGTGTTCGTCTGCTTCTAAATCAGCGATGCGGTGGTTGGCCACCTTCATCTGCTCTTCCAAAATGGGGACGCGGCGGGCAAAATTGTTGTGCTCCCGCACCTCGCGGGTCAGCTCTTCCAGCTTGGTGTCGGTCACGGCCTGACTGCGGCTGTTGGCGATTAGCACGCCGATCAGGGTCACCGCACCGGCAAGGATGGCTGAGATGATGCTTTCCACTGGTCTCACCCCCTCACAGTGTCCACCGGCTCCTGTTCGGGCGGGTGTCTACATGCACCCAGCCCTTGGCCCGACCTGCCTTGACCGGGTAGCGGCCCACGCCGCCCCAGCCGGGCATCAGGCTCTCGGCGTAGGCGGCCACAGCCAGCGGGTCGGTGTCCTGCACCTGAATGTCCGCGGCGCGGCCCAGCAGGTGCTGGCTGGATCTGGAGCCGCCCACCTTGGTGTTGTGGCTGGCGGTGCGGTAGCCGCTGGTGATGGTCACGGGCTTGCCGAAGTGCTCCCGGATGCACTGCAGCAGCACCACAAGGCCCTCGTCAATGAGGATGGTGTCGGTGCCGTCGCGGCAGCGGAACTCCCGCACGCGGAACGCGGGAGAGAGCTGCTTTGCGCCGTCCTTCTTCAGGCTGTACTGTTTGATTGCCATATGTATCACGTCCTTTCACGGGGTCAGGCCCCGATTTTCACGTTCTCTTCCAGCTCCTGATCTGCCTTGTCCTCAGCGTCCTTACTGCGTGATCTCCTCAAAGCCGCTCTTGATAAGAATTGCCTTGACCTTCTCCTTCAGCAGGCGGGGGCAGCGCTCATACAGAGCCTTTGCATCCTCCATAGTCTCAGCATACATGATTTCCTGTGCCCACAGCTTCGCCATCATACGTACAATCCTTTCTAATTTTTGTGTGATTCGTTTAAGCATACACAATCTCCGACATTTCCATCAGACATTGCTTAAGCATCTTATTTTCTTCTTTCAGTGTCTTGTTATCTTCCTGCAGTGCCGCCACCGTCTCCGGCAGCTTCTCCTGCTCCTGCTGCTTCTTGGCTGCAGCTTCTTTTTCTGCCCGGGTGGGCAGGCTGCATTTTTTCCAGATAATCATGTGAATCCCTCCTTACTGGAATGCACCGGAAACAGAATCGATATAGCCGCCCTCGCCGCTTGCGCCGCGCTCCACGCTGATGCGGAAATTGAACGCCGCTCCGGCAGAAGCGGTTTGATTTTCAAAGACGATGTTCATGCCCTTGCGGACTTCTGCCGTCACGTCCTGCCAGACCGGAGAATCATCCAGCGCGTTGTTGGTTGCTTCCGCCTTGAACGCGGCATCATTCGGGATGGATCCGGACACCTGCAAGATCGCCACAGTAATGTCACCATCCACGGCCAGCGGGGTGGTCAGGGTCACACTTGCACTGGTAACGCTCTTGGTGAACGTTGCGTTCAGGCTGGTGCTCTCCTTGCCATCGTTCGCGGTGATCTTAATGGTATGGGAGCCGTTCAGGATGCGCAGGAAGCCGTCGGCGGTGCTGGCCTGTTCAAAGGTCAGCGCAGTACCGCTTGCAAGGCCGGTGCGGGTGGCAGTGGTCTTTCCGTCCAGCTTTTCGGTGATAGTCAGCGTGTCGCCGTCGGCATCGGTAACGGTATAGGCGAAGCTGAAGGGTGCGTTCTTCTCTCCCAAACTCGTGGAGCTGGCGTTGATGGCCGGGGCCACATTGTATCTGACCGTGCGTATAGCGGACGTGGTGTAGCCAGACTCCAGGCCCTCGGTGTCGTATGCCTTGACCCGATACATCACGGACGTGGTGCCGAAGGCGATGGTGTCGGTGTAGGTCAGCGCGTTGCCCTTGTACACCTGCGTGTAGGCGGAGCCACCATCGGTGCTGCGCTCCAGAATGTAGCCGCTCAGGTTGCCATCGCTGTCACTGGCCGCAGTCCACGAGATCACCAGCGTGCTGCCGCCCTTGACATCCTTCGGCACCGCGATTGACGGCGGCGCAGACGGGGCGTTGTTGTTGACCACCGTTACCCGCGAGCTTGTGCGCCAGCCAGACTCCAGACCCTCGGTGTCGTATGCCTTGACGCGGTACATCACGGACGTGGTGCCGAAGGCGATGCTGTCCGTGGTGCTGGTGGCCGTACCCTGATAAATCCGACCCCACGACCAGCCGCCGTCGGTCGAACGCTCTACCTTGTAGCCGGCTAAATTGCTCTCAGCATCAGAGCTTTTTGCCCACGAGATTGAAATGTTCGTGCCGCCCATGATGGACGAAGGAACGGAAATGTTCCACGGAGTCGAGGGTGCGGTGTTAGTCGAGACCGTGCCATCATTAGATACAAAGAGAGTAGAGGGCAAAATCAAAGCGGGGCGAACATCACAGGAGTAGTAGTTCCAGCGGCCGGCGTCGTAGGAGCCCTCGGTGTTGACGGCCCAGACGCTGCCGTAATTGTCGGTGTGCGGAGAGCGCAGCCACCACATGGCAGTGCTGCTGCCGTTGTAGGCGACACGCTTGCTGTTGCCGCCAGAGCCGCTTCCAAAGTACGCCAGCCGGATACCATCCTTGGGGAAATTGCGATCGTCGCTGGTCGTCCAGCCAACTTCATAGCCGGACAACAGGAATACTTTGGTGGAAAGACCATTTGCGCCGGTGGCAAGGCTGCCGTCCCCGCCGCCTGTGCCGTTCAGGTACGGGATTTTTACCTGCTTAATAGCTGCCCGGATGTCGCTGTCGATGAGGTTGTAGAACGTTCCGTTCAGGTATGTGTGGATGCTGGAATCCTTGTAGGAGTTATTGTTGCCGAACGTGCACGTTGTGTAGATGTCCTTCATCAGCAGCCAAGTACCGTTGCAGCTATCGTCATAGACGCTGGACGGCTTGCCCTGATGCACGATGATGAAATCTTTGGCCGCACCGTTGACTTTGATTTTGACGATGCTGCCAACGGCCTTTGCGCCTAATCTTACATTTGCCATAAAAATTCACCTCCTTACTCAAAATTCAATCCTTGCCAGATCGGCGTTCCACACACCTGTCACGGTCAAGCCGTCCAGCGACTCAAAGGTGACGGAGAACGGATTTGCCGTTACGTCGGTCGCGATCTTCAATTGAAGGATATCGATATCCGCCTGCATCTTTGCAGCGGCAATGCGCAAGTCTTTGTGAGACTCCGGGGACAGGTCGTGCTCCTGAATCCGCTCTTCGACAAACAGCTGCAAGCTCTGCATCTCAGCGCTCAGATTGATCACGATCTCCGCATCCCGGGAGATCACGATCACCACAGTGAAAACGAACTCAAACTCCTGATCGGTGGAAGCCGCCGGGATCTCGACACCGCGGTCATCCTGCACGAGGAGCAGGAGCGTATCTTCTGCCGCCCCGGTCTGCCGCCCGAAGAGGGCAATCTGATGCAGGGTGTAGGTATCCTCCGCGCCGGTAATGCGAATCTTCACGCGGCGGGCAGCGCTGCCGTTTTCTTCAACAGACTTGATGCCCAGCAGCTCAAGCGCATGCCGCTCGCCGGTGACGTCGGTCTGCGCGTGGAGCACAGCGGCATTTGCAAGACCGCTTCCTCCGACAGCCTGCGTAATCGTGAGCTGCTTGCCCGATACGGCATCCATCAGCAGCTCAATGCCGGCATCGGTATAAGCCAGCGTTTCCCAACTCATTGCGTGTCCTCCTTTTTGATTTCAGGCATCCGCACCGATGCAAGGATGCTTGTGCCGCAGGGTGCGGCGGCAATGTAGGCATATGCTTCTACGGGGTCACAGAACAGATACATTCCGAACACGATATGCGCAGGCTTGATCTGGTTTACCATGTGGATCAGTTCTTCGCGGTGAAGCTTATCTTCAACGTGAGTGCCGATGGTCAGCAGGTAAGCCGGATAATCCACGCGGCATGTCCACCGGCCAACGCCCAGTAACGTGTCGAGCTGTTGGTACAGAAATGCAAGTGTAAAGGGTGGGCGGGTGCACAAACGCGACAGAATGCGCTGCCGTCGAAAACTCAGCGTTTCGGTCAAAGGCTTTGCCCGGATATGCAGGACTTGTTCCCATTTCTGCACAGAATCCACATCCATGGTCTGGACAAAAAAGTTCTTCCCGATGACCCGTACACTATCAGCTGTCCGGGAAAATTGTGCTTTTTCAGCGTCACAGACCTGCTGGTATTCCGCAATTTCCCGGTAAAAAGGCGGCAAAAGGGAATGCAGGTCATGGTTCAGGTCAAGTTCCATGTAGTTCCACCTTCCCCAGCACCGGAACCTGCTGCAAAGCACCGGTCTGCTGCAGCGCCATGTCCGCAGCAATCCCATTGAGCGTCAGAGCCGAAACATTGACGACCCCATCAAGAGAGATGAGCGCGGCAAGGACACGAGCAAGATACACCTCTGCCGAGTAGGCAATGGCCGTACTGCTGATATTGACATCCCAGTTTTTACGAATCTGCAGCAGGTAGTCACTGACAGCGTCCTGCGCAGGCTGCTGTACGGTTTCAAGTTCGTGTCCGGATGCAAGGGTCAGCGTGGCAGAAATGTCTACAGGCACTGTCTTCGGCGCTGTGACGGTCACCTGCGCACCGATGGGCGCAAGCCCAAGGCCAAGCCCCTGACCGGGCGGGGGATCGATGGCATTCTGTACCATCTGCACAAGATCACTGGACGCAGGAAGAAAGTCGGCTCCCAAGATGGAGCAGCACACCGTGCCGCCACCATCCCACACGGGGTAGACCTGCACAGCGCCCACGCCGTCTATCGCTTCGATCTCCTCAACGTACTGTGCCACGTTTCCACCAAAGCTGCGGCTGTTCAGACGTTCAATGATTCTCGCGCGGAAAGGCTCATC